ATCTTTTAATACAAAGAATTCATTTTTTTTTACATCAAAATCTTTACGTAATGTCAAAATAGCATTATGAGCATTCATATCAAACATCTCACCAATATATCCCAACGATTTATTAAGTATTTCTACTTCATTTGAGGGCATAAATAGTGAAAAGTAATTATGTAAATTATAATTGTGTTTATCTACAGTTGTTTTATAATTAATAGCATAATCCCATAATTCTTCTAAGTTATTATATTTTGAGTTATAATATTTTAATAAATCTTTTTCTGTCATCATTTTTCCATTGATAAAATACCCTTTATCTTTACTAATATCTATAATTTGATCTTCTAAATTAAAATCCTTAATTAATTTCATAACGTATTTATGATTTTTATTTAATCTTCCAGCTCCAACTGAATACTTGAAACCTTTATTACTATATGTGTATATACGTCCTCCTATTCTATGAAGTCTTTCATATATAACTATATCTTCTGGATTAACATTTTTAACTTTAATTAATTTATAAGCTAGATATAATCCTGTTATTCCCGCCCCAATAATAACATGTTTCATGGCTTCTAAAAAGAGAGTACATAATTATGTAAAAAGTTAAAATTATAAAAAGTTTATAAAATCATTAGAAAAATAAGATTATGTACTCAATTAATAAAACCACCATTGCCTCTATTTAAAACAATACCTAGTAATATCAAGAAATGTATAAGGGAAACAAATAACATAAGTGTAAGAATAACAATATATTGTAATAATATTTATCAAATAATGGTGCAATTCCCCAAATTAATTTACTGTTAAATAATATACATATAACATCTCTAATTATTAAAATGTAATTTTAAAGTATAGTTTATGTTATTTAGATTTATTGGCGGTACTAATTATATTACTGTTTCTAAATTTATTCATAAAATGTATGACAAATCTATAATTCCTATTATTGATTATGCTAAGGAAGGTGCTAAAACACCAGGAGATGTTATTAGTTATAACAAAGAAGTTGTTTCATTAATAAATCAAATTAGTCAAGAACATACTAATCGTGATATTGGATATGCTATCAAACTGTCATCTGTTTCAGCATATAATCCCGAAGATAATATTGATAACTTTATAAAAAGAGTCATAAATACTCAACATAAAAATAAATATATATATTTTGATGCTGAATATACACATCTATATGATGAAGAAAATAAAATCTTCAATAAAATTATACAAAAATATCAAGATATAGATAATTTGCATTTATTTAAAACATATCAAATGTATAAAAAAAACAGTTTATACTATATTAAACGCGATTTAGATACTTACGATAAGATAGGATTTAAATTGGTAAGAGGTGCTTATTACAATAAAGAAGATACTGAACTATTTGAAGATAAAACAGATACAGACGTTAATTATAATGATGCTATTAAATATCTTATTGATAATACGAATAATAAAATTTGCATAGCTACTCATAACAAAGATTCTATTGACTATGCTTTATCATTTAATCCTGGATATAATGTATCATATGCACAATTATTAGGCATGGGCGATAGTTCAACCGAATATTTATTAAATAATAATAAAACAGTATTTAAGTATGTTCCTTATGGAAATGTTTTTAATATTTATCCATATTTGTTGAGGAGACTATATGAAAATATAGATATTATAAAGTATATGAAATAACATAATAAACATATAAAAAGTTATTAATATAAAATAATAAATGTATTTTGAGAATGAAGCAGGTTATTTAAAGCTTTTGAAAGAAACTCTTAAAGATGGAGAAATTAAATATACACGAAATGGAGTTGTATATTCTAAGTTTGGTTGTATGATGAAATTTAACAATATTAATAATTTTCCATTGCTAACAACTAAAAAGATGTTTTTAAGAGGTATCGTGGAGGAACTCTTATGGTTTCTGAGAGGTTCTACGGATGCCAATGAACTCAAAGAAAAAAAGGTTAATATATGGACGGGTAATTCTACACGCGAATATCTAGATAGTGTAGGGTTAACCGAATATAAAGAAGGTGAATTGGGACCTGTTTATGGTTGGCAATGGCGTAAATTTGGAGAAGATTACAGCAATCCTACTAAACAAGGCAAAGACCAAATTAGATATGTATTAGAGGAATTACTAAAACCAAATAATAGTCGCCGCGCGGTATTATCGGGATGGAATCCTGTTGATCTTAATAAAATGGCATTACCACCTTGTCATATTCTATATATTTTTAATAAAACAGACAAGGGACTTTCGTGTCATATGACATTGCGTAGCTCTGATTTATTCTTAGGATTACCATTTAATATTGCCAGTACTGCTTTATTAACACAAATACTTGCAACTGTACTACATATTGATATTTCCGAAATCTGTTTATCTATTTGTGATGCCCATATTTATCAAGAACATGTACAACAAATAGATAAACAGGTTTTACAAGAACCATATGAACTACCCAAACTAATAATCAAGAAGTTTCCTCCTCCTATTGACAGTAGTATTGATGAAAAAATAATTTGGATTGAATCTCTAAAATATGAGGATTTTGAATTAAAAGATTATTTATCACACCCTGCTCTACCAGCTATTATGAAATAGCGGTCGGATGCCATTTTTTAAACTTTTCATTATAAATACAAACAAATCCAATAACAGTCATAGCGTTTTTATCCTTGAAGGCTGTTCGCAATAGCTTACTATCTTTCATTGTCTGTACAAGAGCAATACCAAGCATATTCTTGATATCTTCTTTTTCATAAACATTATAGATATCTGGTTCATTAGTTTTGGTCAAATATAATATTTTGTCATTTTCACCAAGATTAATATCACATTTTGGTTTAACAACAATTATGTCTTTATTGGTATTATTTTCAATAGTTTTAAATTCTGTAATATCCTTTGTTTTTCTTACAACTTCAATAATATTTGTATCATCAAAATTATATAACTTGGGTTTATATTTTAAATCATAAGGCCATATATATATACCACGACATGTATAATTAAGATCTTTTGTTAGATTCTGGATTTCTTCGATAGATTCCTTATATAAATTGTAATAGGTCTTAACTTTATAGTTACATACATCAATTGTTTTATCAGGTGTATATTGAGTTTCTAACATATTATAAAGAATATTTAGTCGTTGAGGTAATGTTTTATTTTTTAAATGAATACCTTCGTAACATATAATATCATTTATTAGAAATGTCCATGTATCATCTTTGCACTTAACCATTTCCCCGTCAAGCAAAGTATTTTTAAATAGCATTTTATCAAATAATCCACGTCCAAATATAATACGAGGGCGTTGATAACCCGGATGTATTTTTTTATCTATATAATACATAATTTCGATGTCATTATATAGTGTAAAATAAAGATAGTACCTATTTCCATTTGATCTTAAATTTAGCATATGATTTGATAATATATAATTTACATTATTACTGTCTAAATTATGATGATGTCTTTGCAAAATCTTTACATTATATTTATTATATAAATCTGATAATATAATATCTTTATGGTCGTTACTTTTAATATTGAAAGCAATTCGGTTTGAGAAACTGATAATACCCTGCATTAAATTAAATAGACGATTATTGTAATATAATATCTATCATTTTTTTAAATAAAAAACAATATAACGCTAATACAATTATTATATATGTTAATATGAATAAGCTTTATCATGAATGGTTAAGTAATCCACAATATTGGTTTGCTAATAATAAAATAATAGACGAATATTTATGTGATAAATATTTAAAATATATTCAGGATACTAAACAAAAATATGAATTTAAAGAGATTTATAGCAAAGAAACATTAATATCATGTATATTGCTATTGGACCAAATACCAAGACATTATAAAAGGTTAGGATATGATATTGATGTAGATAAATATTCTCGTGAAGCTATAAAATTTACAAATTATGTACTAAGTATTTATAAAGATTTAAGGATAGACGAATTATGTTTTGTTTATTTACCATATAGACATGTTAAAGATATAAACAAAGTACATGAAATTATCAAAATATTTTTGAGAATATATGATACTTCTAATATCATAGATAGAATAAAATGTAAAAGATATTTATCAGCTACTTTAAATAATATTTACAAACATATTAATACACAATATTTAGATAATACTTTACATATAAAATCATTTGATTCTTTAAATGTGAATATTTTTGATAAATCTAATATCCATTTAAAATGCAAAGACATTGATGTTTATAATAATATATATACAGAGTATTCAAAATTAAATCCTATATATCCTGACCCTAAAATCATAGTATCTTTATCGGGTGGTGTTGACAGTATAGTAGCTCTATATATTCTTAGTAAAATAAGTAAAAATGTTATTGCAGTTCATATAAATTACAATAATCGCAAAGAATCACAAGATGAATTGGACTTTGTAAATTATTACTGCAATTATCTTGGTGTACGTCTTGTATATAGGACTATTACAGAAATTACAAGAGATGATTGTTTAAGTAATGGTTTACGCGATCTATATGAAGATATTACAAAAAAAATAAGATTTCATATGTACGAATTACTCAACGATACTAATACATATATATTATTAGGGCACAATAAAGACGATTGTTTTGAAAATATTATAACAAATATTACAAATAAAAATAGTTATGGTAATCTTTCTGGTATGGAGACTATCAAAATAATAGATAACATTAAATTTTGGCGCCCGATGTTAAATATCCCAAAAAAAGACATAATACATTTTGCTAATTTAAATAATATTCCTTATTTATGTGACAGTACTCCTAAATGGTCAATTAGAGGTAAAATTAGAGATAATTTAAGACCATTATTATGTAATTTGAAGAATAATGTAGATATAACACATGGAGACGAGAGTGCCATTGAATCCTTTTTTACATTAAAGGAACATATAGAAGAGTCTAATAATATAATTAATGATATTATAATTAATAAATTATTAAAAAATATTAATGAAGAACTATTCGGTACATTTAGTATTGATGATTTATATACTTTCAGATATAAAAGTATATCAAAGATGTTTTTTACTAGATTGAATATCAATATTAGTAGTAAAACATTAAGTGATTTTATTGAATTTATCAATAGATTTATAATTACCAATAAAGAGAGGAAGTTTGTTTTAAATAAAAATAATATATTTATGATAAAAAACAGTGATGATAATTTATATAAAAATATAATTATTACTTAATTTTAAGTATGAGTAGAATAATATCGGGATATGCTTTTGGTATTGTTAAAAGAATTATGCCGAAAATATCTGCTACCGAAAAGGCCGCTTTAAACTCGGGTTCAGTGTCAATTGAAGGAGATATCTTTAAAGGCAAAATAAATATAAATGAAATTGTTGATAAATACAATATTAAACTTAAAAATGAGGAGATTGAGTTTTTAAATAATGAAACTAATACATTATGTGAATTGATAGATAACGAAGAAGTAGAAAGAAATCAGAATCTATCTAATGATACATGGGATTATATAAAGCAAAAAAAGTTTATGGGATTAGTAATACCTCAAAAATATAATGGTCTTGAATTTAGTGCCCATGCACATTCACTAATTGTTGAAAAAATAGCTAGTAGAAATATTGCGAGTGCGGTTAGTGTCATGGTACCTAATTCACTTGGACCCGGTGAATTATTGAATCATTATGGTACGGTTGAACAAAAAGATTATTATTTATCAAAATTGGCCGACGGAAGACATATACCTTGTTTTGGACTTACGACAGAGACATCTGGTTCGGATGCTGCTTCAATGTATGACGAGGGATATGTTGTAAATAAAGATGGTGAACTTGGAATAATGGTAACATTTTCTAAGAGATATATTACATTAGCACCGATTGCTAGTTTAATAGGACTTGCATTTAAAGTTGTTGATCCTAATAATTTACTTATAGATGGCAAAGAAGGTATTACCGTTGCATTATTGGAGAAAAACAAATTCCCAGACATTGAAATAGGAAATCGGCATAATCCATTGAATATTGGTTTCATGAATGGTACAATAAGAGGTAATAATATATTTATACCCATGTCGTGTGTGATTGGAGGAGAGAAGAATTGTGGTATTGGATGGAATATGTTAATGGAATCGCTTGGTGAAGGCAGGGGGATATCTTTACCTGCTATGTCGGTCGCAACAGCTAAACTTTGCACATTAGGTGTTGGTGGATACGCGCGCGTTAGAAAACAGTTCAATATTCCAATTGCAGAAATGGAAGGTGTCAAAGAAAAGCTTGCTGTTATTGCTGGCAATAATTATAAATTGATAGCAGCACAGAATCTATTTAATGCAATTGTGGATAATGGAGAAAAGCCCCCAGTATTATCGGCTATTATGAAATACAAATGTACTGAATATGGTAGAATATCTGTTAATAATGGGATGGATATATTAGGTGGAGCTGGTATATGTAAGGGGTCCATGAACTTTTTATCATCTAATTATTCAGCTACACCCGTCGCTATTACTGTTGAAGGTTCTAATACTCTTACGCGTTCTTTAATAATATTCGGACAGGGATTAAATAGGTCCCATCCTTATCTATTAGATACAATTACAAGTATTGAAACAAATGATAAAGATAAATTCCATGATAACTTTATAAATATCGTTAGACATACTTTTAATAACCTCGGATATTCACTTTATTATGGTATTTACCTTAAATTTTATAATAATACAAATTTAGCCGATTTTCACGAATTACAATTAAAACGTCATGTAGCCAACTTTGCCTTCTCGGCAAATATAGCATTATTGATGGGTGGAAAAATAAAAACCGCTGAATACATTTCTGGAAGATATGCTGATATATTATCTGATATATATATGTCCAAAGCTTGTTTATGGTATTATAAAAAACACAATGATGTTAAAGATATTGATAAATTATTAGATTATTGTTTAAATGACTATTCTAATAGTATTCAAAAAAATATATATGGTATTGCTAATAATATTCCATTGCCTATAATGGGAACGCTAATTAAAATGGTAACATATCCTCTTGGAATTAATTATAAACCAAATAAAGATAAAGTTGTCACAGATGTTTCTAATATAATTACAAAACCAACTGAATTACGTAAATTATTAACGGATAATGTATTTATATCCAACAATGATGATGATAGAATAAATCAAATTGATAAAGGAATAGGTTTATGTTATGATAGCGATAAGTTATTAAAACAGCTTAAAACAGATGATGATAATATTAAAATAATGAGGGCAAATCAGTTAAGAAAAAAAATTATCAAAGTTGACGAATTCAATGAAATACGCCATTAAATAATCTAAATAGTACTATTAATACGCAAATAGAAAATTAAGATAACATGTTGTTATAACATGATTTACTAAATTATTTATTTTTAATCTATCATTCTTAATTTCATCAATTTTATATTTAGTAATTAAGTGATTAGCATTATTTAAGCTATTAAAAGGTTTTTAAACAATAGATATACTATTGGCATATGCAAATGCGTTTACAAATGCTAGTAGTATAGATAAAATATAATATTTAAATATTAACATGTAATAATAAAAAGAGTACATAATTAATAAAAAAGTATAAATTATAAAAAGTTTATAAAATCATTAGAAAAATAAAATTATGTACTCTTTTTTATGCCATAACCATTCTGTCAGACAATTTGAAAGACTTGTGGTTATCTTTTAGGGCACATAATGGTACGTTAGCTATTGGTAAATCACCTTTGTTGGGTTTTAAAGAATAATTATAAATTTGGTTATAATCAAGATTTGGATTAGTATTCTCTGCTAAATCTGCTGTATATATTTTTTCTAATTCAGGTGTAAATACGCGTTGCTCTGCTGTTTTAATTGTATCCTGAGTTATTATTTCTTTATTAAAATTGGTATTATCAATTTCTTTATTAGAACTATACATATTAAATGTGTTTTTGTTTATAACATCGATATCATTTGTATTTGGCATCACAGGAATATCTTGATCATATAAATTAATTAATTTAGGCGGACATCTTACTTTAATATCTCCCATATCTTGTTTTTTAGACGGTTCTGGTGGTGTCTCCTTATATTTTACTGGTTCTTCTTTTGGTAGATCATTTTTTGACATATTAAAAAATAATAGAAATACAAATATTATTAAAAATATAATACATATGATTTCTATATAATAGATTTCGTTATCTTTCATATTACTATATTAAAATAATATTTTAATCGTCATCTTCGATAAATTTAACCTTTCCTTTTGTTTCTTCCTCGCTATAATTATGAAATTGTATTAATTCGTTATCTTGGTAATAAGAAATATTATACTTATTAGTATTGTAAAATTTAGTGCGAGCATAACCTTTGCGTTTAAATACAGAGAACTCGTCTAAAATATCGATACATAATGGAATATATTTTCTGTCTTCTGGACGTTCTCTAAGAATACGACCGATAGATTGTTGTATATCAGATATAGGGGAAGCAAATATTACTGTATTTAATGTAGGGACATTGAATCCCTCAGAAGCTAATTGATATGTAGCTAAAATAATTTGTTTTTCGGCGGATATATTTAGATCAGTTTGTTTCATACCACCAACATAATATCCGTAATCTTTATTCAAAATATTTTTATCAATAATATATGTTTCAATATCATTCAATAAATTTCTACGCTCGCTTAAAATTAATATTCGTCTATTAGGGTCTTTTTTTATTAGACTTTCTAAAATATTGATAATATATTCTGTCCTTGGTTTGAATTTGCAAATGTTATTAATCATGGCAGCAGTATTCTCCTTTCCATTCCACATTTGTTTTACAGCCGAATATTCAATATTGGGCTCATAATACTTATGAATTTGCACTTCTACTTCTGTAAATTCTTTGTTTTTCATCGTGTAAACAGAATTACCAATATAATATTCAAAAACCTTTCGCATACCATCTTTGCGATTTAATGTAGCAGATAGACCCAAAATAATAGGCATATTTAGTTTTTTAAAAGCTCGACAAAATACTTGTGCTCCCGTATGATGTACTTCATCAATAATTATAAAACCTATATCATTGAAAATATTGATATCATAATCTCTCATCGATAATGATTGTAAAGATGCGATAATAAAATCCTTATTTTCAACATCAACCTTATTCTGTTTTATAATACCAATGCTGGAATTAGGAGAGAATGTTTTGACTGTATCAATAAATTGTTGATTAAGGAAGTCTTTGTGACTTATAAACATAGTTCTTTTTTTCAATTGACAAGCTATATATAGACTCATTATAGTTTTACCGAAACCACATGGAACTGAAATAATACCACCCATTTTAAGAGGATTTCTTGCTGCTTCTAAAAATTTATTTACGGGTTCGTGTTGAAAATCTCTTAATTTACCATTGAACTCGACATTTATATCAGCACCACATTGTAATTTAGTAATCTTTGGAAGCCCGTAATTACATAGACCATAGTATCTCGGAATATAAATCCTTTTTTCCGTTTCCTTATACAATACGAAAGTAGTATCTGGTTTATCATTATTAATCCCCATATCAAAATTAATTCTAGGTTTCATAGTAAGATTCTCTTTAATTTTAACTAATTCTTCACTTTTCAAAGAAGATTTAAGAAGACTATATCCGTTTATAGTTAACATTATATAAGCTATTACATAAATATAATCGTATCATTTTTTTATATGAATTATAATAGAATACAGTTAAAATATAAATGATAATCAACTCATTTAGAATATTAGCTGTTGTATTATTATTTGCAGTTATGCTGATACATGATATACCATTCAAGAAAATGTATAAGGATTATATTATGCAATTTTATTTAGCTGTATTATGTGTCGGTATATTGATGTTATTTGATAATATTACTGGTTTCGTAGTAACTTTTACTTTATTAATTGTATATTTCAGAATATATAATGCGGAAATAAGAGAGAGGAATATGATTAAAATAAAAGAAATTAAAGAAAAAGAAGAAAAAGATAGAGAAGAAGAAAATAAGACTAAAAAATGCAATAAAGATGATAAATGTAAATTAGAAAACCCTGATAAAAAAAATATTATTGTTCGCGAAATCAATAATATAGAAACCGACGGATTAAATCCATATATTACCGAAGAACATTTAATATCGGCACAAAATAATGTTATAAACGATGAAATATATAATGATGAAATTGGCGAACTATCGTCTGAATATAAAAATGCAAGACCATTATATAAATCACAAGGATTAAATGATAATCAACATCATTTAGAGGGTTATGATTATTATAATAGTTATTATGGAACTTTACAATTCGAATTAATAAATAATTAAAATAATCTCTTGAATTATTAGATAATTACAATGGTATATGAAAATTTTGTATCACAAAATGAAAATGATGAAGTCGTAAAAGAAACCTTTTCTATATTCGGATATTCTATTTTAAGCGTCATAGTGGTAATCTCTTTATTATGGAGTTATAATATTGGAGATAATTTGTATTTATTCTTAACAGTATATTCTTTAATAATAATACTTTATACAGTAATAATAATATCATTAGTTGTTATAAATAAAAAAAATTATGATATAACATCATATATGATATTGTTTGGAACAACAATATTTACAATATTTTTAGCATTTTTTATTGGTGTATTTTTTGTATATAAATATTTTAGCTATTCATCTTTGAAAAAAAATAACGATCAGGTAATAAATTATTCTTATAAATATTAAATATAATTAAAAAACGATAGTACATATAATATTATAAATAGTGATGCTGCTTTTATTAGAATATCATAAGTGTTGAGATTTTCATGTAAATATTCTGGCATTTTTTCATAAATTGCTGAAACTATACTAGTATTATGTATTAATAATACAAGTATAACAATCGTTAAATTCTTTTTTACCAATTCCATATCTATATTTGCTATATTTGAATTGTTATAATTTTGCGAAGGTGGATATTTTTCAGATACGTTATATTCGGGTTTTCTATATTGAGAAGGTGGACGCGGGGGATAATTATCCTCTGGTGGGAATTCAACAATTTCGTCTTCGTAATCGGGTATCATACTACTACTTGTATTTTTATTTTTAGAGGTATATTCGTCGCGGAACTCATTTAATACATCTTGAACCAACGGGTCATTAATATCATTATTATCTGTCGTATTTGTATTTCCATTTAACGTAGATGTAGGCGTAGACATGTTTATACTTAATTGTAAACTCTAATGATATACTATATTTAGATAATTAACTTTATAACGCAATTTATAACTAGGTATTTATTACTTCCTCTTTACATTTTACCTTATATTTATTGAGTTTATAGCATTTATTATTATATTTAAAATCAGCATCTATCAATTTAATTGGCATATAAAATAAAAATGCAATAGATAATCCAAATATAGCACTAATTATTAATTGCCCCGCTTTATCATAGAACATTCTGTCAATTATATAATTTAATTTAGATGTTCGCATTGATTATCCTAATGTATGTCTTTATTTTTATATTAATGGTATAGGATAGTTATTATCATCCAAACATTTTATATTTATAACATCATATTTGTAACATTCATTATTTTCACCAATATATATATTATTATTTATATTTTCAAACATTACATATTTATCATTTTGTGTAATAAAATATACATATATAATTCCAAATATAAATGCAATAAAAAAACTATACCAATTAATATAGAATATATCTTTCATATCTATTAATATTCTTATATTATTTCTTGATACATCTACCAGAATCGGGATTACATTTTTTTCCTTTTATTTCACATTCCTTCTTTTTAGCTTCCGAACATTTATCTGATTTAATGGCTGGTTTAACAACCGGATCTACCTTTGGATCTACCTTTGGATCTACCTTTGGATCTACCGTTGGATCTACCTTTGGATCTACCGTTGGATCTACCTTTTTACCAATTGGTTTAACAACTGGTTTTTTGATACATCTACCAGATTCGGGGTTGCATATCTTGCCTTTATCCTTACATTCTTTTTTCTTAGCTTCCGTACATTTATCATCTTCGGGTTTATCATCTTCGGGTTTATCCTCGGGTTTATCATCCTCGGGTTTATCATCCTCGGGTTTATCATCTTCGGGTTTATCCTCGGGTTTATCATCCTCGGGTTTATCATCCTCGGGTTTATCATCTTCGGGTTTATCATCTTCGGGTTTATCATCTTCGGGTTTATCATCTTCGGGTTTATCATCTTTAATACATCTACCGGAATCAGGATTACATTTTTTGCCCTTTTCTTTACATTCTTTTTTCTTAGATTCCGGGCATTTATCTGCTTTATTTGGAAGTACCTTTGGTTTCATAGGCTGTATATTTTTTTGTTTTGGCATATTAATAACCTTTTCATCATCTATTATTATATCCAAATACGAATATAAATTTAAATTATTATTGTACTTAGGTGGTTTTAATTTTAAATAGTTATGTAACGCTGTTTTTGTTTTGTCTAATTTAAAAGTTTCCATTAAGTCGTTTTTTTCACGCAACCAATTATCATAGTTAATATTTTGCTCAACTCTTTTGTTTTCATATTTTTCATAATATTTTTCTCTTTTTTTATTGCTGATGTTCTCCTTTTCAGAAATATTATCAAAATATAATTTAATATTATCTTTTAATAATCCTGCATCTATATCGTTATTTGCATTAGTTATATCAATTATATTTTTGTTAATATTTCTTTATATTTCCATTTAATAATATTAGGGATAAAAATAAATATTTTATGGGGGCAATATAATATCATCAAACATCCCTTTATAAAAAGTTTGTAAACTTTCAGTTGGATTCATTTGTTCTTCGTATACATTTCTTGGAACATATTTAATAATAACTTTGTCTTTTTTACATATTTTTTTATTACTGTAAAATCCTTGTATTATTAATAAGCAACCTATAAATAAAATAAATATAGCAATTGCCTTCATATTCCAATGATACTCTAAATAAGTTAATTATTTATTTTTCCTCTTCTTTGCGTTGACTCCATACATCCACATTTTCAATACTTTCTTTGATACTAGATAATTCAACATTTGTATCATCTGTTATGTCATCTTTTAATGCATCTGTCGGAGATTGCTTATTATCAAGAGATGATGCTGCGACAATAGTATTTTTACGAGATTCAAAGACAGTATCCTTATCTTCCATATTTTGTTTATATTCTTTCATTAAAGTATTAAGTTGAGAATTGGAATATTCCACATCTTTAATAAACTCGGGATCAGGAGACCAAGCACACCAACAACCAACTTCACCAACATAAATATGAAATTTATCGCCCAATTTCTTTAAAAATTCGCTTCGTGTTTTTGCCTCATCAAGAGTTTCAAAGCAACCACGAACTTTTACACCACGGATAGATGTAATACCTTTATTGTCGGCATGATATTTAGATTCAAGGTCAGGCCCATGTACGGATTTAAAGAACTTATATTGCTCATCCATTTCTTTTGCATCAAAGATATATTTATGATTATCACTAATACTATCAATAACATTTTTTGAATCAGGGTATTTTTCCTTAATGGAATCAAAGATTTCCTTAACATTATTAGAAAAACTTTCAATGAATTTACTAAAAAATAAAGCCTCCTTGTTAATAATAACATCTTCGGGGCTTACAAATGAAAGTAATACATATTTTTGTCCTCTGATCGGTTTGTCTTCATCCAAATGGTCTTCAACTCTTGGGTCTACAAGAGCAATGTTTTTGTCAGTTTTTGTCGTCATATTCTTATGATATTTTATATATTATAATCTTATATATTTTTTAAAATATAAGAATAATAAGTAGAAAATGGAATATAAATTTGATTATTCGGAGGCAGGGTCGCGATTAATGAAATATTTATTTGAAGGCTTGGTTGTAGCATTTATTGCACTAATATTACCTAAAAATAAACTCGAATGGAATGAAATATGGCTTTTAGCATTAACAGCCGCATGTACTTTTTCAATATTAGATTTATTATCCCCTATTATATCAAATAGTGCTAGACAAGGAGTTGGTCTAGGAGCCGGTTTTAGTTTGATTGGTTTTCCTGTTGGATTTTAGAGAGATGGTATAATTTCATAGTTTAAATCAATACAAATCTTTTTCCATATTTGGTCTTGAACATACAATTTTTCTCTGCTTTTTAAAAGAGGGAAATATTTAAGATATTCATCAAGACCTAATATCTGAAAAAACTTATAAAGAACATAGCTGTAAGATAAGAAATTCTTTCTATCTTTTGGACAATGTTTCAAAAAAGGAGCTTGAATATTTCTAAACATATTACATAATTTTTCTTCTAATTCCGGGCTAAATTGCGGTGTAGGGATACCATTTATTCTATTTATAATATAATTAATATGTTCATAATACTTATTTATACGTAATCTTTTAAGAATATCGCGCATTTTAGAATATGTAATTGTTTTAAGATCGAGTATTTTTTCTTTTTTAATTTCCGCTAAAATCTTCTCAAATATTTCGTCTGGAATATCAGTGCTCTCCTTCCCCTGAACTTGGTTACACCATTCCCTAAAATGATTTATCCTTTTATAGCAAAAATGCGAAGTATCTTTGGTATTTTGTTTAAGTATAGGTCTATTTTGCTCAACTAACAATAATTCTTGATATCCACACGTATTACATATCATTATTGCGTCTTGTTGCAAACAAATCATCTTACTTTTACAATCCTTACATATTTCTATGTTATCATCTTCAACATTTCTAACATATTTTTTATTTATTATAGACATGTATTTATCAACCAAAGTACTTTTATCATCAACTAAATCTTCAATATCGCCATTATCATTAGTATATTGAATATCATTACTTTGTTCTTGATTTGATATATTATTTAAAGCGTCTAATACATTTATAGCGTTATGTACAAAGTTTGACTTTTTATTTTTTGCTTCATTTTTATATATTTTTCTTCCTTGTTTATTTGGTATATCTATCGAAGACTTAATTATATTCGTTGTAGAAACAAGAGCATTATTAATATGAGATTGGTTATCAACGGTATCATAATATTGGAATAAAATATAGCTTGTATTTTTATAATATTCTATTTCATCATAATTATTATTAAGCTCTTTGATTTTATTTTTTGTTTCTATGATTTTTTCGCGCAAATCAACGTTACTTGTCCATAATAAATTTATAGTATCCTTATCGTTATTATCATTATTTAATTGGTGAAATATTATATTTGAACTATGTTCATAATTGTTTAACATTGTATTATAATATTGTAAATCTTTGTCTGTTTTTTCAAATTTTTTTATCATATTATTATGCATAGCATCAAGTGTATATGTTTCATTTGTATCAACATTTATTTTTTTTTTTGATGATTTTTCTTTGAACATCATATATAATAAAATTATCACAATTAGTTTTATATGTATTATAATAGAATATTCGCGTAGTGAATTATATTTTT